CTTTTTCTCTTTCTTTCTTTCTTTCTTTCTTTCTTCTTATATCGACATTATACCGTGCCAGCTTTAGCTTTCAAGTTAGGATTGTGTTAGAAAAAAGATTTTTTGTATGAGCAAATACCGTGCCAAACTTTTGGTAAGATAGATAAGATTAAAGAAAAACTCGTCGTAAGTTGTTGCAGCATAAGCACTTACGTCAAATTTTGCGGCAAAAAATCGCCCTAAGTCCTTACGCCACAAGGGTTTGCGTCAAGTTTTTTTTACTAGTGTACGGATGTCATCCCCCCGAGAAGGGGGATACTTCCTCACCGCAATCCTGAATGGCTGTATACTGAGCGATCAGAGCCTCAACACGCTCGCGTGAACCGGGCTTGCCAACCTTCACGATCATACGATCTTCACCCCCCACAAAGCGGGGATCGGTGATCTCTTTCTTTTTCTTTCCGATGTTCCGCAGAGCGGTACGATTGAACTTCAAGATTTTTTCCGAAGCAATCGGGCCATACTCATTGTTAGCCAGCGTAGGCTGATGAGGGATAGCAATTCCCACAAAAAACAACCGAGCCTGTCGTTTTGCATTTTCGATGATAGCAAATTTAGCCATTTTTTAGGTTCTCTAGTGATGGATGAATGGATGGATTCTAAAAACTTTTTTCTGTGCTGTCAAGCCCAAGCCGGTTGATTCACAGTAAACTCACATTCGTCGAGGTAGACGTTTCGGTATTCCTTACTGGTTTCGCCATAGGTCATCAGCGTAACCAGCGTACCGCGATTGGTTTGCAGGATACGAACAATTTCGCCCTTGAATTCCTTACCATCCTTACGGCGAACACCTTCAAACTCGCAATGCTCACTGATCGGGCCAAACTTCGTTTCAACGTTTTGCATTTTCATTCTCTCTTTCTTTCTCTCTTACTTCTTATATCGACATTATACCAGCCATTCTTGAGGTTGCAAGAAAAAAATCCGAATTTTTGTGTCAAGAAATTTTGACAAAACTTTTTCATATTTTTATGAGATTTGGCATAGGATTTGCTAGTGCAAAAATCGTGCCAGAATTCAACGGTACGCTAATTGCGTCGATACTGAGCGTAAGTCGTTACGTCACAAGCACTTACGTCAAATTTTGCGGCAAAAAATCGTCCTAAGTGCTTACGCCACAAGGGTTTACGTCGAGTTTTGCATGAGGAATGTACAAATGTTCAGCATACCCCCCTTAGGTGGGATAAGTGAACATTCGTTCACCAAATCACTAAGCTGTTTTCTTCTGGCAAAGGAGCTGTACAGGCGAACACTTCGCCAAACTTATACCCCCACTTTTCAGTAGCTAGTGTACGGGCTTCCACCCAATCCTTAGCAAATACAGTACCCAAACGAACAGCATCAACAGCACGATACATGTAGAAAACCATTTTTCTTATCCTTTATTCACGAGACGCCAAACTGTGAAGCATTTTCACAAGCGACATCATAGTAGAGATCATTGATTTTTTCAAACGCATTTTTTTCGTTAACCCTAACCGAATGCAAACTATCTTCCCATTCGATACGGTAGCAGTCGCCGCTCATATTGACGATAACGCGGTTAGCATCATCACCAAAAATCTTTTCCACAATCTTCATGACCTCATTCTTGCTCATAATCTTTCTCTCTTTCTCTTTCCAGTATTATACCAAACTTTTCCCGCCCGTCAACCCCACCTATCGGGGGAGGGTAATCATTCCGTTAAAGTGGGAAAACGTCAAGACAAGATCGGTTCTACCGTGCTTTTGATTGATATACTCTTGTGCAGTATTCTTGCGATTATCCGTAGCACCAACATACTGAACAACCGTACCAGCCGAATCCGTAACCTTCCAAACCTTTTTCTGCACAATCTTGGGCAGGCTGTTGATGAACGTATTGATATGAGTAGCGTTTTTCATTTTTCTTTCCTTTTCTTCTCTTTCCTTTTGATGACCAATTATACCAATATCATCGTCAAAAGTCAAGCCCTCTCTTTAAAATAATTTTGGATTTTTCCTAAGTCATTATCCTATAAGCATTTACGTCAACAAGAATTTTTTCCTCTCCCCAATGGACACTTTGTGTCGTGAGAAACGTGTCATAAAGTGTTGCCACACATAAACTTACGTCAAATATAGGTTTATAAACACAGAATGTTAAGATAGGTAGGCTAGATAAGGAGGGGGTTTTTTCGTTTTCCGTCATATATGGTAGGAATGCCGGAAAATCACCCGGTGGTCTAAAAATAGTAAGGACCTCCCACATAAATTGACCAGTTTATTAGCCATTATATTATTCTTCTAATCCTTTTGGTTCCTATGATTTTTAGTTTACCCATATTTTTGTTTTGAGTAAATACTTTTACCTAATTCGTCCTCTTTTTAAACATTCTGCGATTTTAATAGCACATTGAATCTATGATTCTTGTCGCCGTATTGATGCAATCACCCACCACAACTGCAACAGTCTTTCTTTTAATTACTAGCCTAACATTATGGACTCTATCATTGACATGGTCAGAGTCTCAAACTCATCCTTTTACTCTAGTAATATTAACAAAGTCCCGTTCTGTCTACTACTCTTTGATCCCAACCCCCTAATAACTACTATTGGGTTTGTAACTGGTGGATTAGTGACCATAGGAATTTGTTTGTAGGAGCCACTACTTTAATAGGAACATGCTACGAAACCCGGAAATATTTAAAACCACCCTTATATATTTATCGGCCAATCCCACATCTTTCTCTACTGCAACAAAAATTCTCTCTTTATAGTTGCTAGACCTACATATCACCCAGACCCATAACCAACCGGCACAATATTAGTATTATCAATTTTTTCGATTTAGCATTTCAATAAAAAAAGCAGACCAAAAGTCTGCTCTTTCAAAGTAATCGTTTCGTATTAAATTAATGCTTTTAATTTATCTATAGTAATAATAATAGTAATTACCAAAACATCCTTTTCTATGATAGACATTATAATTCCACGGATACACAATAGCTGGCTGCCACGATATTGTTACTGGAACAGTATTATAATGATGATGTACCGATATCGGAACCGTAGAATAATACACGGGGTATGGCTGAGGCATTGTGTTATAAGCAGACCAATTATAACTAGAATAGTATTGTACACTAGCGGTGCTAGCAACACTACCATATCCATAATTATTATATACTACTATCTGTTGAGAGTAAGCACTCAACGAAAACAACGACAGAACACATACTGTTAAAACTATCATAATATTTTTCATATTATTTCTCCTTATTTTTGTATATCGACCATATAATCAGCAAACTTGATTCTTGGTTCCCACCCCAACATATTTTTCCTTTTAGTAGTATCTAAAACCTACTAGACTTACTATTAGGAGTAGAACTATCCCAAATAATTTCCCCATCAAATCAATCCTACAATATACTTAATCATTTCGGCCAATCCCATAAACCCCATTTCTGCACCATAATAAGATTAGTCCCATCATTAATTACTATAACAAAAATCATTTAGCTTTAGCATACAATGTTTAATATTTTTGACCTAAAATCCACTTGAATCCGCCCCATTAAACACAAAAAGAAGCAGGCCATAGCTTTAACCAGCTTCTTTCTGCATAAATATTTGAAGAATAATGACTCAAGAAACAACTTCACCAGGCTGTAATGGTGAAACTATATTAACTGTCTTTTTGGGACGACCTCGACTTTTCTTTAATGATAGTTTTCGTCTTTGACGACGAACCATAGCGGTACTAATTGGACTACCAGTAATTTTACTTAGTGAAGAGGCTAAGCTTTCATCGCACAATAATGAGTGATTATTCTGAATATATGATAGCTCTACATCTGTCCATTTCTTATAATTAGCCATAAAAATAATTTTCCTTCCTGCAATTTAAGTTGACAATATCCATACAAAACATACTATAATAACAGTTGGCAAGTTTGAAGCAAGGAATAAAAAATGAACAATCCAGATTTTTCTCAATTAAATGTGGCCAATTCCACATTAAAAGTCTGTGCATCCGGCACAATATGTGATGTATCGTCAGACATGAACTGTCCAGAAACTAAAACCATAGCGCAATTACTACATGAAGAAAAAGAAACTAAAAATACCAGATCAACTACCTAATGGAGTTACCACAGAAGAGTTTTTATTAGTTTTAGAGAATATAAGCAAAAGATTAGCTAATAAATTTAGATTCGCATATCACAGTATTGAAGATATGAAACAACAAGCAGCTATTTTTGCTTTGGAAGGCCTTCAGAATTACGACAAAAAAAGACCATTGGAAAACTTTTTATGGACACACGTTAGAAATAGGTTATTTAATTATAAAAGAAACAACTACCAAAGGCCCGATAAGCCTTGTCATATTTGTCCATTGTATGATAAGTTCTGTAAAATTTCCACAAATCAATGTTCTAAATTTACCAATAAGCACGATTGCGTTCCTTATGCAGCATGGGCGAAGCGTAACGAGATTAAAAAAAATATTATGCAGCCTTCGTATATGGAGAATAATTTTAACACTGCTGAAAGTAATACTAATTTAGATTCTTTAGTGGCAAATAATGAATTAATAGAATTTTTAGATACTAATATTCAATCAGAGTACAGAGAAACATATTTAAAATTAAAGCATGGATCTAAGGTCTCTAAATCTGATTTAACAAAATTACAAACACATATCTTTAAGCTAATGGAGGATAACAATTGGAAAAAAGAAACATTCCAAAAAAACGAGGACAATTAAGCTTAGATGAAGAAAAGTATATTCGTGAGAATTTTAAGTCCTTAACAGTACAACAAATAGCAAATAACATTAATCGTAATGTAGAGCCTGTGTCTAGATATGCCGAAGAAAATAATTTGGCAATTATAGCAGATCACAGTGACAACGATATATTAAAACAAAAATTACATACGAAAACTTTTTGGCTAGAAATAAAACGTCAGTTTGATTCTGACAGTGGAGAATTACAGTACTTTGAAGATACCTGGGTCAGTTTAATCAAACAATTTAGAGAAGATGTGCTACCAGCAGAAGAACTTCAAATTAAACAGTTTATTACTATAGATATTCTTATTAATCGTAGTATGAAAGAAAGAAAAAGACATATTAGTGAAACTGAAAAACTACAAAAGCTCGTAGATGCTGAATATCTTAAGCCTGAAGATCAACGAGATATTCCTAAGTTAGCTAATCTAGAAACACAACTAAGTTTTGCCAGGAATAGTATTGCTAATTATACTAATGAATATACTAAGCTTCTTAATGAACAACAAAAAATTGGCAAAGATTTGAAAGCAACACGAGAGCAAAGAATCAAAAGAATAGAAGATGGTAAAAGTTCTTGGGTAGGACTTATACGTATGCTAGAAGACGAAGAAACTAGAGAAAAAGAAGGACGAGAGATGGAAATTTTAGCTATAGCTACAGATAAAGCCAGAGCAAAATTAACAGAGTACCATAATTATCAGGACGGAGTAGTAGACCAACCCTTATTAACACCAGAAAGCGTAAATTAATGACTAAAACAGCACTTATTACGGGAGTTACAGGACAGGACGGATCTTATTTAGCAGAATTGCTACTGTCTAGAAATTATAATGTTATAGGACTATATAGACGTAGTAGTTCTTTTAATTTTGATAGAATTTCTCATATCTCATCTCCACAGTTCTCTGTTGAAGAATTTGATTTAACTGATCCTAGTGATATAGCCTATATCATAGATAAATATAAGCCAGATGAGTTATATAACTTAGCAGCTCAAAGTCATGTTGGAACCAGCTTTAAGCAGCCTACTACAACTTTTGAAATAGATACTGTTGGAGTTATCAATCTTTTAGAGAGTATTCGAAGATTTTCTCCTACTACTAGGTTTTATCAGGCTAGTACGAGCGAAATGTTTGGTGCTAATTATACATTAAAGAATAACGATAAATACCAGAATGAAGATACTATGTTTTTGCCTCAAAGTCCTTATGCTGTAGCTAAAATGGCTAGTCATCGTATGATTCAAATTTATAGAGAGGCCTATAGCCTATATGCTTGTTCTGGCATTTTGTTTAATCACGAAAGTCCACGACGAGGAGAAAATTTTGTTACGAGAAAAATTACCTGTTATATAGGCAGGCTTATTAATAAGATTATATCTGCTGATACTAAACTTAAATTAGGCAACTTACAAGCGAGCAGAGACTGGGGTCATGCCAAAGACTATGTTTACGGCATGTATTTAATGTTGCAACAAAATACAGCAGATGACTATGTACTAAGTACAGGAGATACATATACTGTACAAAATTTCTTAGAAAAAGCTTTCGAGCTAGTTGGTTTAGATTGGACAAATCATGTTGTTATAGATCCCGAACTATATAGACCGTGCGAAGTTAACTACCTAAAAGGCGACAGCTCTAAAGCTCGATCTCATTTAGGATGGGTACCTACAGTTTCTTTTGATAGTTTGGTCCAAGATATGGTTAATAATGATATTAATAAATATGCGCAACTTTAATGATCCACAATATAAAAAATGGAGAAAAGAGGTCTATACTAGAGATAAACATCAGTGTCAATGGCCAGGATGTTCGGCTAATAAACGGTTGAATGCTCATCATATTAAAACATGGGCGCATTATCCTGGTTTGAGATTCGAAGTTAGCAACGGAATAACACTATGTTATTATCATCATAAATTTATTCATGGACTAGAAGATATCTATGAGGCGGTATTCTTAAAAATAGTCAGTAGTAAAAAAAATAATCATGACAAATAATTATAATAACTTTACAGTAATTATCGATACAAGAGAGCAGCAACCCTGGTCTTTTGCTAATCATACTACGGCTAATAGAAAGCTAGATACAGGAGACTATAGCATAGAAGGCCTAGAGCATATTGTATGCATAGAAAGAAAAAAAAGCTCCAGTGAATTTGCCACTAATATTGTTGAGTCTAGATTTAGTGATGTAATTATGCGATTGAGCCAACTTAAATATTCATTTTTATTATTAGAATTTAATCTAGAAGATCTACTAATATATCCTATAGGCTCAACTGTTCCTAAAAAGATGTGGGATAAAGTAAAGATTAGTCCAGCTTTTTTAATTAAAAATATATTAGATCTACAATTACAACATAATATACATGTTGTATTTTGTGGTAATGCCAGTAGTGCTCAAAAATTAGCAGAATATATCTTTAAAAAGATACACTATATTGAAACAATAAAAAAAGAAAAAGAGTCTGATTAATTATGGGTAAAACTAATTTTGATGATGCTTGGCTAGGACTAGGAGAGCTAAGCTCTTTCAGCATAGTTAATAATCCTATGATTCATAGGACGGAAAAAGATATAGAAAATCCAGATTTGCATCTTATAAAGATTTTACGTGATCCGAGATATATAGGATCAACATGTAAATTGCTTTTTAATTTAGAGTTGCATCCTATTCAAATAGCAGTATTACAAGAAATCTGGAACAGACCATTTCCTATGCTGATTGGCAGTCGAGGATTTTCTAAAAGCTTTACCTTAGCACTATACGCTATATTAAAATGCAGTTTTTATCCTGGTACCAAAATAGTTATTGTTGGTGCTGCTTTCCGTCAGAGTAAGATTATTTTTGAATATATGGAGAATATGTGGAAAGGAAGTCCTATTCTACGTAGCATATTTTCTGGCAATGACGATGGTCCTAGAAGAGACGTTGATAGATGTACTATAAGATTAGGAGACAGTTGGGCTATAGCTATTCCTATGGGTACCGGAGACAAGATTAGAGGATTAAGAGCACATATTATTCTCGCTGATGAATTTAGTTCTATCTCTCCTGACATATATGAAACTGTTGTTGCTGGATTCGCCGCCGTATCTGCTAGTCCTATTCAAAATGTTAAAGAAGAAGCTAAAAGACAAGCAATGATTGACGCTGGAGTATGGAATGAAGAATTAGATACAATCAATAAAAAAATGGGTAATCAAGCAGTTATATCTGGTACAGCGGATTATGATTTTAAGCATTTTGCACAGTATTGGAAAAGATATAAAGGTATTATTGAAAGTAAAGGAGACGAGCGTAAGTTAAGGGAACTATTTAAAGGAGAGGTTCCTTCTAATTTTAATTGGAAAGACTATTCTATTATTCGTATTCCTTACGAGTTAATACCTAAAGGATTCATGGATGATAAACAAGTATCCAGAGCTAAAGCCACTATTCATGCGGGTATATACAATATGGAATATGCCGCATGTTTTGTCAAAGATAGTGAAGGTTTCTTTAGGCGTAGCTTAATAGAAAGTTGTGTAGTGTCTAATAATAATATTATTATTGATGGGCAACCTATTACATTTGAAGCCACAACAAAAGGAGATACTAGTAAACAATATGTTTACGGTATTGATCCGGCTTCAGAACAAGATAATTTCAGCATAGTAATACTAGAGGTTAATCCTATCCATTCCAGAATCGTATATTGCTGGACTACTAACAGGGCTAATTTTAAAGAGAGACAAAGAATCGGATTAGTTAATGAACATGATTTCTATGGGTTCTGTGTTCGTAAAATTAGAAATTTGATGAAAAGCTTTCCTCCAATAAGGATAGGCATAGATGCTCAGGGAGGTGGTGTTGCTATCGAAGAAGCATTGCATGATCCAGATAAGCTGGATAACGGAGAACAACTCATTTGGCCTATTATAGATCCAAATAAATTTAAAGACACAGATAGTCAATCGGGGTTGCATATATTAGAGCTTATACAGTTTGCTAAGGCAGAGTGGACTAGTCAAGCTAATCATGGCCTTAGAAAAGATCTAGAAGACAAAGCTATACTGTTTCCTGCTTTCGATAATCTTACACTAGGACTAGCAATGGAGTCTGAAGGTAAAGATATATTAGATGATATTAATCCTTTATATGATAGTTTAAGCGAATGTATATTAGAGATAGAAGAACTTAAAAATGAACTAACAACCATAGTAATGACCCAAACTAGCCAATCTTCTAATTCTAGAGATCGCTGGGATACTCCTGAGACTAAATCCGGACATAATAAAAAAGGCAGATTACGTAAAGATAGATACAGTGCCCTAATAATTGCGAATATGATAGCGAGACAAATTAATAGAACGTTGGAACCAATACAATATGATGTAATCGGTTCGGATGCTAGAAATTCGGTCAAAACAGACGGACAAATGTATAAAGGACCAGACTGGTTTACTGGTGGTGCTAATGATGATATTTATACAGGAATTTATAGATAAAGTGTATACTAAGCATAGTTGCATTATAATTCGATTACATTACTATTAATAATATGAGCAAAAAAAGAACCAAAAACGAAATAATAAAAGATGCCAATATCGTCCCCGAAGACGCCTACGTTACATGGGGAGACGATCTACAAAGCAAACAAGATGCTCTCAGAACATCTTCTGCATCATTAGATGAATTTACTTTAGTAGATAAATCTATTGCTTCTTTCGGAGCTAGAAGACAGTCTTTGGACTATTCTTCGCTAGACGGCATTACGGGTAGTAGACCCGGTTTGACTAAAAGTGATTACTATCAATTTAGACCACAAGAAGCTCCGCCTAATCAAATCAAAGTTATTCTAAGGCGAGCGGAAGATATATATCAAAGAGTGGGCTTGGTAAAGAATGTTGTTGATCTTATGGGTGATTTTGCTAGTCAGGGCATTAGATTAGTTCATCGTAATAAACGTATAGAAAGATTCTATAGACGATGGTTTAGTAAAATTAATGGCAAAGATCGTAGTGAAAGATTTTTAAATAATCTATATAAAAGCGGAAATATTGTTATAGACCGTCGAACAGCTAAAATTAGTCTTAAAGTAACAGATAAGTTATACAGATCTTTAGGAGCTGCAGATATGCAGCTAGCAGATCTGCCTGAGCCTGAGATAGAGAAAAGAGAAATTCCGTGGAAGTATACTTTTATTGATCCTGTTTTTGTAGAAGTTACCGGAGGATCTTTAGCTTCTTTTATAGCAAACAAAACTTATGAAATACAATTACCTGCTGGACTTCGTAAAACAATCAATAGTCCTAAGACTCCAGCCGAAAAACAAGTTGTAGATAGTCTTCCAGATCAGATAATAGAAGCCGCCAAAACAAAAAAAGGATATGCTTTAGATCCAAATAAGACTCTTGTATTTCATTATAAAAAAGATGATTGGCAGTCTTGGGCTTATCCTATGATATACGCCATTATGGATGACATAGCAGTTATAGAAAAACTTAAATTAGCTGATATGGCAGCTTTAGACGGTGCTATCTCCAATATAAGAATTTTTAAACTAGGTAGTCTAGAACATAAAATAGCTCCTACCAAAGCGGCTACAGCTAAACTTGCATCGATACTTGGGAATAATGTTGGTGGAGGTACGATGGATTTGATTTGGGGTCCAGATATAGAACTATTAGAATCTAATACTAATGTTCATAATTTTTTAGGAGAAGGCAAATATACTCCACATCTTAATTCTATATATGCTGGTCTAGGTATTCCTCCTACTCTAACAGGCACTTTCGGAGCTGCCGGTACAACAAATAACTTTATTTCATTAAAAACTTTAACCCAAAGGCTTCAGTATGGCAGAGATATATTAGTAGATTTTTGGGAGCAAGAAATAGCACTAGTACAGAAAGCTATGGGATTCAAACATCCTGCTAAGATAGAATTTGATAGAATGGATTTGTCTAATGAAGATACAGAAAAATCGTTATTGGTACAATTAGCTGATCGTAATTTAATTAGTGATGAATTATTACAAACTAAATTTGGTATTGATCCAGATATGGAAAAATCTAGATTAAATAGAGAGCATAGAGAAAGAGATAGTAATCGTATGGTACAAAAATCTGGTCCTTGGTTTGATCCTCAAATAGGCAATGCTTTAAAGAAAATAGCATTACAATCAGGTGCTGTTGCTCCTAGTGAAGTTGGATTGGATTTAGAGAAAAAGAAAAAGGGAGAAAAAACGGCAATAGAATTAAAGATAGCTAATGCTCCAGCAAATAGTCGGCCGGTTACTAATGATGGTGGATCATCAGGTCAACCAGGAGAAGGTAGACCAAAACTATCAAAGGATACCGGCCCCAGAAAACAAAGAACTTTTAGTCCAAGAACAGGAGCTAAACTTAATATATGGGCAAATGGCGCTCAAGAAAAAATTAGTAATATTATAAATCCTATTATTTTAGATTTCTATAATAAGAAAAATTTACGTAGTTTATCTAGTTCAGAATATAGACATTTAGAAGATGTAAAGAGTAAAATTTTATTTGACTTAAAACCATTTAGTGATATTACAGAAGATTATATTAAAGCAAATATTTATGATATGCATACAAATAAAAATCATATTAATCACTTTTATTTATGGTTAAAAGATTTAAGATCTGATCTAGGAAGAGATTTAACTACCGATGAAGTAAAACAAGCTAAATCTTCTTTCTATTCTATGGTGTATAATGAATCCGATCAATAATTTAATATGAAAGGCCATATAAATGCTTATTTATGAATTAGAAAAGCAAGACGGATTAGAAGAGGTTATTCAAGCTAAAGCTTCTGTATCCTACGCTAGTTTCGTAGAGCCTTGCGTACAAGAAAATAAACAAATCAAATATCTAAAAAGCATTGCTTCTTTTGATGACGAAGACCTATATTATGTACAATCTATCTTAGTGTCCTCTTCTTGGAATAAAAATGATGATATTTTTGATAAGGCTGAAGTATGGCAAGCTAAAAATACGCCAGAACACAAGCCTACAAATTTAGAGCATGACGAAAATACTATTATAGGGCATATTATATCTAATTGGCCAATTACAGAAGAAGGAATTCTAATAGATGAGAATACTCCAGTAGAGAATCTACCTGAAAAATATCATATCCTAACAGGTTCTGTTATATATAAGGGGTTTAGCAATCCTGCTTTAAGAGAACGGTCTGCTAATCTTATAGCCGAGATAGAGAATCAAACTAAGTATGTTAGTATGGAATGTTTTTTCAAAGGTTTTGATTATGGTGTATTAAATAAACAGACTAGTGAGTATAAAATACTAAACAGAAATAATGAAACCGCATATTTAACTAAATATCTTAGAGCATATGGCGGAATTGGTGAACATCAAGACTATAAAATAGGCAGAGTTTTAAGACACATTACTTTTACAGGCAAGGGTTTTGTTGACAAACCAGCTAATGAAGATAGTATAATCTTTAGTAAAAAAGATATAAAATCTTTCAGTAAGCAATCAGACCAAATATTGGTGCCAAAAAAAAATCACAAAAATATCGAATCAGGTGTATTAAATTTTCAACCCAGCATTAATTCGGAGATTTTAAATATGAGTTTAGCCAAAGAAGAAAACGCTGTATCAAATACAGAGAATACTGAAATGACAACAGTTACCACAGAAAACACTGAAGTATTTGCTCAAGCTGACGTTGATGTTCAGTCTCTTCAGTCACTAAACGATAAACTTCAGGCAGATATTGCTGCTCTTACTGAGGCTAGCCAGAATGAGATCAATACCATTAAGGAAGAAGCAGCAAAGAAAGATACAGAATTAAAGCACAAAGAAGAAGAAGTTAAGAAAATGAAAGCTGCTGTTGAGTCCATGGAAACAGAACTCATTACTCTTAATGAAGTATTAGCTGGATATAAAACTAAAGAAGAAGAGATGCTAAAGAAAGAAAAAATGCTGAAGAGAAAAGCCTCTCTAGTAGAGAAGGGCTTAGATAATGACACTGCCGATAGTGTTGTTAGTAAATTTGAATCAATGTCTGACGATGCCTTTGATACTATGGCTTCTGTTTTTGCTACTTTAACGTCCAAAAAAGAAGCAGTAGCTACCGAAGAAGTAGAGGTTGAAACTAACACAGCAACCGAATCTGCATCTCAAAATGCTGATCCTGCTGTTCTAGATTCTGTTGAGGTACAGGAAGATGTAAATCTTTCAATTGGTGGCGAAGCAGAGTCCGGAATGGATTCTACTAGAGCAGCTTTGGTTGAATTTGTGTATAGCAAACTAGGCAAAAAAACTAATAAGTAAATAACCCATTATAATGGAGAAATAAAATGGCTCTAAAACCAGATCGTGTAGAACTTTTAACTGATATCTCTTTTTTCATGAACACAACAGCTGAGCGTGGCGGTGTTGCTAGTGTGGTTACTGCTACTAGTGGTGTTGGCGTATCTATGGATGATGCCAATGCCGTAGTTGCTTATGCCTCAGTTGCTTCCGGAGCTAAGCCTCTTGGAGTATTGCTAAACGATGTTGTTAATCTGGATCTTACCAGACAGCACATCAACTGGCACAAAGATGAAGTACAGGTTGGTGGTAAAGTGACACTATTACGTCAAGGTCAAGTCACAACCAATCAACTAGTAGCAGGCACAACGCCTTCGGCAGGTGCTGATGCTTATGTTGGTGCCAGCGGTCTTATTGGAACTAGCTCAACAAACGCTGTAAAGATTGGTCAGTTCTTGAGTGCTAAAGATAGCGACGGCTACGCAAAAGTATCAGTTAATCTATAAATTACTTTTTATATAACAGGGAGATAAACACATGTCAGCCAAAACCGAAAGATTTCAACCAACACCAGAATTAACAGATCTTCTTGTTCGTTCTGGTTCGCCCAACAGAGAGGTAGCCCTAGCTGCTAATGCAGAGTTTGCTAAGGCTTTAGAGCTACCCTTGCGTCAGGGTGTTTTAAGTGGCGATATTCTAGATGGTATTTTCGAGCCAATTCAATTAGCTCAAAGTGCTACTCCAGAATTTCCTCTTGATTTTCTAGCTCCTGGCACAGAGAAAGACTTTGTTGCCTATACTATTCCTAACCACGGATATATCCCAGAGCGTCATGTTGAGGGTGATTATGTGATGGTACCAACATATGATGTTGGAGCATCTATTGATTATCTACTCAAGTATGCTCGTGATGCCCGCTGGGATGTTGTAGGTCGTGCTATGGAGGTTCTAGAAGCTTCCTTTGTTAAGAAGATGAACGATGACGGCTGGCACACAATCCTTGCTGCTGGTGTTGATCGCAACATCGTAGTATATGACAGTGATGCTTCTGCCAATCAGTTCACAAAAAGACTTGTTAGTCTTATGAAGACCGTTATGCGTCGTAACGGCGGCGGTAACAGTACTAGTGCTAATCGTGGCATGTTGACTGACCTCTATGTTTCTCCAGAAGCCATGGAAGATATTCGCCAGTGGGGTCTTGATCAAGTTGATGAAGTTACTCGTAGAGAGATTTATACTGCCGCTGACGGCACTCTCAACAGAGTATTTGGCATCAACCTACACGATCTAGATGAACTCGGTGTTGGTCAACAGTACCAACTCTTCTATAGTTCTACATTAGGGGGCTCATTACCGGGCGGAGATAGCGAGATAGTGGTTGGTCTAGATCTTCGTAAGAGCGACAGCTTTATTATGCCTGTTCGCCAAGAAGTTCAGATCTTTGAAGACGATACTCTTCATCGTCAAAAGAGAGCTGGTTTCTATGGATGGGCTGAGCTTGGCTTTGCTGTTCTAGACAACCGCAGAGTGCTTGTTGGCTCCTTATAATAACTAATTTATTCATCTTAGATGAAGTAAGATAGGCTAGCTATATGCTAGCCTTTTTTATTTTAGGTGTATAACAAGTATAAACCGCTCCCTGAAACAGGAATTGTTCAATGGCAGCAAGCAAGTATGATTTTTCTATAGAACAGGGCTCTTCTTTTAAATTGTCTTTAACAAATAAAGACGCTAGCGGCAATGCTATAAATATGACTGGGTATTGTGCTAGACTTGTTTGGAAAACCAACACGGGTGATACAATGGTCTTTAGTTCTGATAATACAGACTATTCAAAATATAAATTTACTCTAGATGCTTTAAATGGTAAAATTACTCTTTTAATTCCAGCTACAATAACAAATAATTATACATTTAACAATGCAAAATATGACCTAGAAATCAAAACACCACAAGACCTTTATCTAGGTGGCGGCAAACATACCGAAAGGGTTATTTACGGAATGGTGATGATTATTCATAGGTTTAGTCAAACAATAGAACAACTGAGCTGTTCGACATGACTACCTTTATGGTTGAGACTATAGAACCACAAATCCGCAGAGTTGAGATAGAAACAACTGTTGGAGATAACACTTCAGTTATAGAAGTAACCAATCCTTCTTTTTTTTCGAACATAGAAATCTCAAATCAAGTTGCTGTATTACCCTCTGATTTTAATTCCAATATAGATGCTAGAGTATTCAGTATCGTTGATGCTGGTTCTGGGATCAGCATAAGTTATGATATTAATCAGCCTTCTCTAACAATAGCAAATAGTAGGGAATATGCTAATAAGTCTCATAATCATATAGCTTCTGATATTACTGATTTTAATAGCTCTATTAGTGGAATAATTCCGTTACATTCTTTGCAAGCTGGCAGCGGCATACAACTAAATGTTAGTAATAAACAATTCAACATATCTACAACAGGACTGGCTTTAAGTAGTCATCAACATAGTTATGCTGATATTATAAACTTTGCTAGTGGCATAGACCAAGAAGTCAGCACTCTGCTTGTTGCTGGGAATTATATAAATATTAATTATGACACAGTTGCAGATAATTTAACCATTAATGCTACGGGCTTGCAGCCAAGCGGAAATTATAGTCTAATTGGCCACTTGCATTCTTCGAGTGATATATCTAACTTTAATAGTTCTGTTAGTGGTTTAGTCAATGGAATTTATGCACCACTAAATAATCCTAGTTTAATAGGAGTTCCAACTGCTCCAACGGCATCTTCTGGAACAAGCAATAATCAGATAGCAAGTACACAGTTTGTTAGAAATGAAATCTCTAACCTAGTTAATGCTGCACCAACTGCGCTAGATACGCTAAATGAGCTAGCAATCGCTTTAGGTAATGATGCTAACTTTAGTACGACAGTCACAAACAGTTTAGCTCAAAAAGCTAATATAAGTGGAACTAGTTTTACGGGAAGTGTTACAGCACCTAGCGGCAACTTTACTGTTCTTCAGCAAAATGGAGTA